CATAGAGCCATCAAGTTATCAATGGTATCTTTATCAGTTGTACCACCCATACCTCGTGCCTCTATGTGATGTATGTCCACTGCCTTAGTGCCACAGGATTCACAAGGGATAAAGTCATCTATGCCATACCCAAAGTAATCCAAATATATCTTAGTGTGCTTCTTCATTAAATCTTTGAAGATAGGTCTGTTTCTTTCTTGTAGTCATTTAAAGTAACAGATACATCCTTACCAAACTGATTTGGGGTATCAGCAATATTGATATTGATGCTAATGTACTCCTTACCCTCAAAGTGATAGGAGTGTTTGTGTGCTTCGGATAAACAGATTGAAGCAGTAATCCAAGATTCGCTTCTCTTTTTACCACTTCCTAATCTGATTTTCTCTTTTTTTGTTTGTTCCATTTGATTTGGTTTTTGATTTGTTTAGATAGTTTTCTTTGTTCTTCGCTTCTTTGGGGGGAGGTTTATAATCTCTTTATTTGAATCCTGCTCTACGACAGGCACTTCTTTAACTTGTGTTTCGTGTTCAGGTGCATACCATTGGGTAGGGTGATTTGCCTCATACCATTTGTATAGTTGGCTTACTAATTCCGATCTACAACTTGAACACCAGTGACTGAATGTATGTGTTGGACTTACATAGGTAATGTAAAGGCATAATAGTTCGTTATAAACTTCCTTTGTGTAGTTACGGATGAAGTCGTGTTTCTTTAAGGATTGATATAATTCAATGTGCTTTTCAAAAATATCAATGTCTGCTTGGTTAATCATAATTCCCATTTATTTGTTATTAAATCCTCTACATAAAGATACATAAAGGGTGCTATACTACTTATAAATATAGCATCTATAAAGTTTGTTTTGAACATTAAAGAAAAAAAGGTAATCCAAAAGGATAGACAGAACCCACAGGAAAATGGCTTACCCATCTTTAATTTAGTTAATCGCCACATTACTGCAGGTGCTTTGAATATGTAAAGCCATATAATTGGGAGGAATATGCCTCCTGTTAAAGAAACGATTGCTTGATACATTTGCGTATGTTTTTTATGGTTATGAATATTGAAGTATGCGGAATACCTGTCTGTGCTGATACCTTCCGTACGCTTCCCAATTCAATATACATCTTTAATATTTCCCTGTCATACCAATACAAATCCTTCATCTTCCGTTCTATTGCATCTACTATTGGTTGGTCATCAAATATCTCTACCTCCTCTTTTATAAACTTTACGACATCTTCCACAGGAATCAGTTGATTGTAAAGTCTATACATCTTACCATACTTGCTATGCAGTTGGTTACAGCATATCCTGACTATCCAAAATTTAAAGACCTGTTTCCCTTTCGCTTCTAAATCCGCTATCTTATCCTTATCATATTCTAAAACTATTAGAGCCACCTCTTGCCGTAAGTCCTCCCATAAGTCCCTACCAATGTTCTTAAATGCCAATTCAAACTCTTTATCATATATCCAATTAATTGCTTTCAAAGTATTCGTTTATCTTGTTTATGGTATCTGCATACCCTTGACCGAATACTGCTTTGTAACCTCTGGCATATAACATTGATAACATTTGTGCTTGTTGTTGATGGTGTTGATTGCTATATAATGAGCCATCCTTCTTGTATACTTTATTCTCCATCGTTTTAAGTTCTATAAACATTCCACAATATCCTCCTCTCGGTTCTGCAATAAACAGGTCAGGGAATGCAGTGTGTGATTGTAATGATTTGTTCCTCTTTGCCATCCCAATACTCATCTTCATTCCGCTACTGAAATCAGTATGAAATATAACTGAAGGGTATTTTGTTCTAATGTAGTTACAAACCATTAAATGAATGTCCTTTTCAAGCATACACAAAAATATAACTTATTATAGCATATAAAAAAATTTTTACTTAAAATTCTTTATACTCATCAAACCTCATCTGTTCTCCAATAAATTTGAAAGGTATGTTCTTTAAACTTCCGTGTCTATTCTTTGCTATTTTTACAACACAGAATCCTCTGCTCGGATATGTTTGACCTCCAATTTCAATTTCAGGTATGTTATAGGTTTCAGGTCGCATCAGGAATATAACAGAATCAGCATCCTGTTCAATCCCTCCACTTTCACGAAGGTCAGATAGTTGAGGTAACTTGTCAGGTCTGCTCTCTACTGCTCGGCTAAGTTGGGACAGGGCAATTACAGGAATATTTAACTCCTTTGCGATAATCTTACAACCCCTACTAATCTCTGCTATCTCACTTTCCCTGTTTCCTTTCCTGTCTACTCCACTCATAAGTTGAAGATAGTCTACGCATAGCATATCAATATTGTATTTACGCTTCATAATGGTTGCCTTGCTCCTTAAATCCCTGATATTAAGACTTGGAGTGTCATCTATGTACAATGGGTACTTCTCCATCTTACCCATACTCTTTTGGATTGTAATTTGGTCGCCTTCGGTAAGTCGGTTATGCCTTAGGTTTGAATGATTAATCTGCGTTTCTAAACTCAGTAGTCTATTTACTAACTGCGTTCCACTCATTTCAAGGCTAAATACTCCTACTGCCTTACCTTCTCTAAGTACATGCAGGATCGTGTTAAGCATAAATGCAGTCTTTCCCTGTGCAGGTCGTGCTGCCAATATAATAAGGTCAGGTGCTACCCATCCACTTACTACATTATTCATACTTTCCCACCCAGTGTCCAATCCTATCTGTCCATTTTCAGATATACTATCCCTTTCCTTTGCTAATTCAAACAGGTAATGAACCATATCCAACTCTGTATTTTTAAATACCTTAGTTTGAGCATTAAGGATATTAGAACTAGCAGCATTCAGGACATTTGAAATATCAGGAGTATTTTGACTATTATTGATTAACTCCCTACCAATATCTATCCCCTGTCTTTGAAGGTAATGATGTTGTAGAATTGATATCCAATCATCTAAATGAGCCGAACTTACTACCTCATTGGTTAACTTAACTACCTCATAAGCACCGCCAACTGATTCAAGTTGATTAGTAAGTTGCAAATGGTTCACTATGGTTACCAAATCTACTCCTACCATCTTGTCGTACAGGTGCTGAATAGCCTTATATATGATTTGATGATTCAGATGATAGAAAAAATCAACTGAAATCTTGTTAATTGCATCAGGTATAGTCTTAGATTCAATAAGTAGAATACCCAATATGCTCTGTTCTACCTTCTTATTATTAGGAGGTACTATTAAATTAGTCATTATCTTTAAATTTTTCGTTATAATAATTAATTCCGGCATCAGGTACAACTCCAAACATACCTTCGTGGTCATAATAATACTTTACTTCTTTATTACAAAAGTCTACTGCCTCTTGTTCTGTAACATTTACTGCATCTATTATCTGCTCTTTTTCAAGTTTAAGTAACATTATTGCAGATACTTTTAAGGCAGTAAGCATATATAACTGTTCTTGGTTGTATGTTTTTGACTCAATATCAATTATATTTTGAATCATTTCTTTCATCGCTGTTTTCATATTACTATCTTATTTATAAGATTAATTTCTTTATTTATTTCTTTTCTTTCTTTCTTTGTATTAGCCTCCCCATTAGCCACCCCAATAGCCTCCCTATTATTCCATCTCTTATAAGCACCTTGCTTACCCTTATCGGATAGGTTCTGCCTAATTGATAGATGGTCATTAAGCCTTTGGCTAAAAAAGGTTTCCTTATCTAAAGTAAACAGGCTGAAATTTGATATAACTGCTAATACCTTTACCTCAGGTACTTGCATTTGCATTGAAAGGACAGGGGTAATAGAAAGGGGTAGACTACCTCCTGCTGAAGCCAGTGCCTCTACTAAGTACCAATAAATACCATATCCCTCCATACCTAACTGCTGCCTAAGGAATAAGACCTTGACATCATTTGCCGCATTGTAATCGTGGCTAAAATAATATGAATTTTGTTTCATTTGAATTATACCTGCAAAAAACCCCACCTACTCAATCTTGACAATCTATTGTAGATGGGGTGCAGGGTTTGTTTTGAGGGGTTACTTAATAATTTTAATCTTCCTTGTCTTTTTGAAATATAATATCTCAATAAAGTTTTGGTGCTCTAAAGCCGATAACCAATTATTGATTGTCATAGTACTAACTCCGAACTTTTCAGCATACTTATTATTGGATAACTCTAACTGATTAGAAGTCTTTAAATATCCGTGAAATAACTTTGCTGCAGGGGTTAATTCCTTCTCATCAAATACATTCTTCTCTATGCAAATCATAATCTACTTATTAATTGTGTTATAAATCTTAGTGGCTTCGGTCTTATTTAAAATATTGAACTTGCCATAAGTAATTGGTCTACCGAATTTATTCTTATGCTTAAGATTATCGCACAGGATCGTAACTCCTTTCCTTCTTAAATGTGTCATAGCACTCGTTGGATTGCAGATACCATACTTAGTAAGGGTTAGCGTAGTTTGTGTGCCTTGTAATAATAAATATAATACTTCGGCTTGTTGGGTTTTTGGTTGTTTCATTTTTTGATTAATTTAATTAATGAACTGATTTCTATTAAAAGCATTAACAATAGGCATAACGGAATAGATATTAGTATAAACCATATTATTCCAAATACAAATTTAATTAGGCTCATTTTACTTCCATTTATTGTCTAACAATGAGTACAGGTTATTCATATATGCTCCTGCCTCGTTAACCTTCTTTAGCAATAACTCCATATCATCTGTATTAGCAGTAATACGGAATGTAAACATCTTAAGGTTATCAGGCATTTCCTTGCAATAAGATACAAAGTCGCAATACTCTCTACCTGCAACTAACATATCCGATTGACATTGCCAATAATACTCTCTGTATTTTGACTTGAAATACTCTTGGCTATCTATCAAACCATTATTTAAATGATTGACATAGTTGTAAGGGCATTTAACCTGAATGATACCATCATCATTTACATATCCATCAGGAGTACCTCCGTACAACCCAGTGACTGCCTCAATATAACCTGATTCAGTTACGGAATTACCTGTCTTTTTAGCGTAGTATTCTAAGGCTTCTGCTTCTAACTCTAATCCGTGTGCAGTTGCATCACTCTTAAAGTCACGATATACACCTGATAACTTCTCTGCCAACTTTCCCATTAAATACTCTTTTGTAGTAGAGGATAATTCCCCATTTTCTTTCTTAGCCTTTTCCTTAGGCTCTACGATTAAGTTCCAAATCGTGCTGCTCGTTATCTTT